CCGGTTCTTGCTGTTCTTCGATTCTGTCTTCTTGCCACGACTTTTCTTCAATGGATAAAATGTCTTCCATCCACTCATCACTGACTTCTTTACAATGGCGGTCAGTTCTTCCGGTTTGTCAGACATGGAGCTCAGTTCTTCCTTCAGAAGCTGTATCTGTTCATCCGTCAGACGGTCTCCATTGTTCTGTCTCACCTTCAGGAACAACAGGAAGGCTTCATTCAAAGAAGAATCAGCAAAGTATGTACCCGGCGGAGCCGTATATATATACTCTCCTTTCCTTTCTTTTCCTTTTATGTTATTTTTCTCGGAATTATCGTTATTTTTCTTGGAATTATTCGGATAATTCTCGGAATTATTTAAAGAAGGGTTCACTTTAATAAAGGTTTCCGTTTCTTCCTCCTGAAGGAGCCAAAACCTTTCTACTGTGATCGGATTTTTCAGTGCTCTGGCTTTTACCATTGCCTGATATCTCCTCTGTATTCCGGCAGAGGTCAAGACCTTGTCCGACTGAAAAAGTGTGTTGTCAAACAGTGACCGTTCCAATAAGAAGTTCAAGACCTGCTTCACCTTGTTACTGTCCATGTTCAGATCGTCCGATACAATGAACTCATCAATCTTTAAATAATATCCTGATTTATATATCTCGCACAGAAGATACATATACAGGGTGATCCCATCGGCTCCATATCTGGCCTTTAAGATCTTTATCTTTTTATCTGAGAAAAAATCCACATCCAGGCGAAAAAAGCGATTTCCTTCCTGCTTTCGCCTTGCCATATCTGGTTATACCTCCAGTTCTTCCATGCAGATCTCTACTCGTGGTTTTTCGCTGTATTGTTTCCTTAACTGCAATTCCACTACCTGGGTATCATCTCGGTACGCTACGCTGTTCAGTGCATCCAAAACAGCTTTTGCAATATTATCGATATCCGGTTTCTTTGCCGGAAGAAGCTCGCCATTCAGCATAGCTTCCCTTTTTACCTTCGAGCTGCTCTTTGGTATTCCATAGAATGCCTGTATACGGATCCGGATATATGCATCATCTGCAAACCTCTCTTCTCCAGCTGCCTGTAAATAACAGGTGGAAATAAAATTCTCATACAGAACAGTCTTCTCCGGTGTCACGCTGCTCATTCCTTTTGTCTTGGGATTATAAAATGTACGTGCCCTAGCTTTCCCCTGTGGCTTACCAGGCACTGTAAAACAAATCGTTGTCATGTAATCCTTTCTATTTCCCCGCTTGTTTCCAGACGGGGCATGTACAACCAATTATCATGCAATGATCGTAATCTTTGTTTTTTCATTCGAAATATCTTTTAGTTCCATCGTAAGATATTCTTTGATGTTCTGCATTGCTTCTGCCCTCCAGAGACCTCCTTCTGCCTCGACAAGCATAAATACCGGAGCACCACCATTATCCTTAATGCGGAATACAAATTCACTGGAAGGCTGCTCAACTTCAAGAAAAGTTCTGTACGGTGTCAGTGTGACCGGATTAGGTACAAGGACATCTGCTTTGGATGCAATTCCCTGTTTGATGGTCGTTTTCTGTGTTACTCCATCATCACCATAGTTTGCAGTTGTCTTTGCTTCCACATTACCGGCAACCTTCAGGATTGTTTCCAGATCAGGAGTCACCTCAAAGTTTGCCTGCATCTCGATCAGGAATTCTTCCTGGCCATAATAGTTACCATATCTGAAGCATGGCACAATGGCATCTGATCTGAACAGATATTCTCTTTTACGTTCTTTATTTAATCCACTATAGAGACGTACTGTCTGTGGATCCTGCACATGAATGATCATGTTCGCTCTTAATTCATCGGAAAGATTATAGATATAATCGATCATTGCAGTAAGTGTTGAGGCAGTGATCTCTTTTGCCGTAGGTTCTTCATCATATCTCTGTAAATTCTTATTACAATATGTCTTTCCCGCAATCTCAACCACTTTCGGCTCCATTGCTTCTTCCTTCAATCCTGTTAAAAACTGCATTGCTTCTCTGATCATAGTATTTTATCCTCCTGTTTTCTATCTTTAAGCCTGACGTACAGCTCTTAAATCAACTACATTTTTAGCTGGTGTCTCGTAAATCTCTCCGGTAGATTTATCTACCACTCTGCCGTCTTCCATCTCTTCTGTAGCTTCCAGGGTCTCCTCCATCGTAATCTGTCCCGGAATCTGGTTTCCTACCTCATATGCCTCAACCTCATTGGTCTTGAGGTTCTTACCCATACTGAGTGCTGTTACAGCTCCCAGTGCCGGTGCAAGTGTTGCTTTCGCCTGTACTCCTGTGGTCACAAAATTTCTTGTCTCGTTCGGTTTGAACTCGATCATAACTGTGATCTTTCTCTTTGCGGTTGCATCCGTATTAGGATCCTAAATGTTTTCTGTCACTTTCTTCAACTCCCGGTTGATCTGCTCTGTGAACGCTCCATTCGCAAAGGTTTCCATATTGATGTGTTTCATGTTGCCCCTTTCCGCCCCGGTAGTTCCCGGGGCTGTCTGTTATTTTGTGTGATATATTTCAATGCTTTTGATGGATCATAAGCACCGTTACTGAGTTATGCTTCTGCGGCTGCTGTCTCCTGCTCTGCTGCAACTTCGTTATATTCTGCATCAATGACCGGTTCCTGCTCATTCGCAATCTCAGACATGTCTACGCTAAGTTCCGACTTGACGGTCTCATCATTGGATACCTGCATAACAAAATCTGATTTGACCGGAGCATATTTCAGACATTTCTTGATAACTGTCTTCTTTGCCATCTCCTCATAGTTTGTTTTCCACGGACTATAGCTGCTGGAAAAGCTCTGGCTGTACTTTCTTGCATGAATATCAATATCTTCCTTACTCATCACTTCAAAGCCAAAACCGCCATTCTTTGCCTTCCAGAGCGCATATACAAGAATAAGGTTCCCTCGGTCCTTTAATGCCGGTTTATGTACCAGTTTCGGCTCCAGACCAAGTTCATATTCGAATTCATCATTTTCATATACGCACTGCGCCTGCACTGTCTGGATATTGTCGTTCCGATATACCATATCGATAAGACCTTTGTAACCGATCTGGAACTGGCACTCGAGTTTGCCTTTATTTCGGTAAGGAATCAGATACGCCTGTCCCAGTGGAGTGTTTGGTTCCAGCCCAAGCTGAGCTGCATTCATCAGTGCTCCAAGAAAGGACATCTGGCTGCATTCAGCAAGTTTTGGTGTGGTATTCAATGCCGATAATGCCATTCTGGTAAAACGCTCCGGTGTGATCACCTGAGGCAATGCCTTCTTGATCTCAGGCTCCATAGCCTTGATCATATCTGCAATACTCATGGATTTGGTAAGCTTTACAGCACCTTTGTTCTCTGTTTTCTCTGCCAATGCATCTTTTACTCCCATTTTATTTATCCTCCTATGCAATCTCTTTTACTGTGAATCTTCTGCTCTGAGAAGGTTTCGCACACTCTTTATATACTTCCGGATAGACTGTCTGCAGTTTCTTTGTGTCTACACGGTTTGCAGTCACAGATTTCCATGTGACCGAATAACTGTCAGAATCAGCTTTTTCTGCATCCTCCATATAAACCTTTACTTCCTGCTCGATCTGTTTCTTCTCTTTCTCCAGCTTGTCCTGAAGAGCCGTGATCTCTGCCCTTCGCTTTAATTTCTCATCAAATCCGACTAGCGGGATCATCTTGTCCGGATCAGAAGTCTTATAATATTTCGAGAGCAATTCTTCCGCAGCTTTACTTCCATCCGGTGCCGGCATCTTATTCGCAAGC